CGTTTGCACTGATAGTTACGCTCTTCTCCCTTCAGACCACTCATATCAGAAATACCACTCCATACCTCGTCAGTATCCTCAATTGGAAGAAGTGGCTTGTTGTTGATCAGACGGTTCAGAATAGCCTTAGTCAGACCAATACTGAAACCAGAATGACCGTCCTCACACAGAGAGCCAAAGGCCTTCAATGCGCTCTCATAGCAAGCACAACCATAATCCCACTCTCCGTCTTTTCTGTCCGGCTTTTCTCGATGGCAAGCAATGGCGACCTCGTTTTCAGCCCAACGCTCCATGCTTGATTTTTCACGGCAGGAACCGATAGAGCGGTTGCGATCGTCTATGTACTCATTTGCAAATATCTTTCTGCAATTTCCACCAAATGCTTCCACGATTTCCGGAAGATTATCATTTACAGCATCAAAGATCAGTCCGTACTTTTTACACCACTCCACAGCCTCTTTTGTCTGCTCTTCATTTCTGGATGTCCAAAGAATCAGCTTTTCTCCGTTAGCCTGTCTCTTTTTCAGATACTCGATGAGCTCCTCGTTCGGCATACCAATCTCCGGCCACTTGTTCTCGCATAAAGTTCCGTCAAAATCTACTGCAATAATATTCTGTTTCATTTATTTTCTCCTTTCAGTTTTCAATCCATTCGTTATCGATATAGTAAAAACCAAATACGCATAGTCCGATAACAATTATCCAAATCACCCAGAATAACCATAGTTCCCAATCGCTTTCCAAATAATCAACAGTTTCTTCAATGGTGCTGTTTTCATAAAATGAAGAATTATCAGATATGGTTTTATCCCGTAATTCAGTAAATATGGTTCCTATATATTCCGTATCAACTCCATAATACTTATGCCGGACATGACTTGATTCTTTTATAGTGTCAATATGTTCAGTACTTGGAAACTCTACCTTGTTCGATGGGAAGATGTGTCCTAAAAATGTAATTTCCGAACATCTTTGTTCTTCGCTTCCTGCATAGTCCCAAGACCAATAAGTTTCAGTTCTGGTATGTGTCTTTCCTTTAGAATCGGTTGTAGTGACTGTTCGTGTATGCATATTGTAATGTTTCTCTATTTTTTCTATATACATATACTCCCCGTTAATTTCTGGATATGAAACAGTATCAACAGCCTTCAAATCTCCATAAACGAACGCATAACCGACGTTGGTTCTCATCCCATATTCAAACAGCTCAGAGCTTTCGATTTTAATAGCTTTATTGTACTTTTCGTTCCGATCCAGAATATAGTTTGAAATTCTCCCAGAAATCACAAAACCAATAAGAAGCATCATTGCGATTATGGATATAC